GCTTTATCCAATTAGTACCGCTTTTGCCGTTGCTTTCTTTTGTTCTATGTGCCGAACTTGTTAAGCTGCATACAACTTCTCCGTTTGGCATTTGGTAAGTACTTGTATTTTTATTTACTCCAATTAGCTTAAAGCCACTTGCTCTATAAATTGTTCCGTCTCCGCATAAGTTCCCGTCACTAAAACTTAATATCCATTTTATATGCGGTGCGTTCTTTTTAATTAATTTAATAGTAATTGCTATACACCTACTTTCCGAATATTTAGGCAGGTATTCATCAAAAGCCATTCTATTAAGTTCTATTACCTCATTCCATTTAGTGTCCTTTACATAATGAATAACCTTTGCTTTTACCATTGGACTTCCGTAACTCAATACTCCGTGTAGCTTTCCGTCTAAAAAGCAGCCAAAGTGCAGGGTGCTATTAGGCACTACCTTACCGCTATAATGGTTTTGCTTTACAAACTCATTAGCAATCTTTGCAGGTATAACCTTTACTAATATTTCTTTTGCTCTGCCCATTGCATTATGATTAAATATAAAGCGTTTCCGTTTGAGTTTTCGTTGCCCATTGTTTCTGCGTACTTGTATTCCTCAGTTCCTTTTATTTCGTCTATTGCGTTCTTTATTTGTGTAGCCTGTTCGTCTGCCAATGTAAAAGTCATTTGTTGAAATGGTGCTTTATCCCCGTCTGGTAAGCTAAAGTTTTCGCCTAAATCTTCTACATTTGAAAAGCCTGGTATATCTAACCCCCACTCTTCTAACTGCTCACTATCCCAATTATTTGCAAGGTCGCTCCAATCCCATTCGCCATAGCCTACGTTATCTTTAACTATAAACTCCTTTTGCTGCTGCTCGGTTAGTTCACTTGCTTTGATAATTGGTATCTCTTTAAGTCCGGCTTCTTTACAAGCCTTTAATCTCATATTGCCACCAAGCACAACCATATCGTCATTAACAACAATAGGTCTAAGGTTTAGCATTTGTGGGAACTCGTTAATTGACTTTACGAGCTTTGCAAACTTATCGTCCTTAATTATTCTGGGGTTGTTTGGGTTTGCTTTTACTGTGTTGATTGGTACGTTTTGTATCATAGTATGCCGTTAATTATATCGTTTGCTTCGTCTATTGCGTCTTCTTGATCTAAGTAAGTGTCTACGTCTGCTATATGTTTGTTAATTAGGGTTTCTGCCATAGCATAGGTATAATGTCCTATTGTGGTCATATCGTCTCCGTCTTTGCCAGTTTTACATACTGCAAGGAAGTATACTTTGTGTGTAATAAGTAACCATATAGCTCTTAACTTTCTCATCGTCCTTGTCCTCTATAAGCTTTTTCTCTTGGCGTGTGCTTATTAAAGGACTTCTTTGCAGAGCCTCGCTTCCTTTTCCCGAATTGAATTTTGTTACTATTTTCTTTAACTTTTGCCATCTATTAATTTATAATTTATATTGTTAGCTAAAACTCTATTTCTAATTGTTGGTCTTGAAACATTTAAATATAATGCACAATCTGTAAATGATTCAAATATTTTATTTTCTGGAACATATAATACCTTCTTAGACATTGGGTGTTTCTCTCCGTGCCTACCTAATGCAGGTTTAACAATTTTATTTCTTTCTGATAAATAAGGTCTTTTTATACCTACATTAGTTATTCCTTTTGTACCCTTTTTAATAGCATTAATATGCTCTATTGTTAATTTTTTACCCTTATGGGCATCTGATATTTTTTTTGCTACTAATGGGTCTTTGCTTATAGCATAAGAAGGATTAGCTACTAAATTCATTCCATTCTCATTTATTTTATTATATGTTCCGAATAAAGATATATAAAATTTTTCCCATAATAACATTTCTTTATAAGGTATATTTCCTAAATCTATAATTAATTTATAAAAATTATCAAATCCATATTTCTTTATAGAATTAGTAACGTATCTATTATCATTACAATTTTTATACCCACCAAATCTTTTTTTAATATTACTTGTTGAGCCTACATAAGTCCTTCCCTCACTATGAGTTAGTAAGTCAAAAAAATACACATACTTATTCTCGTTACCTTTTGCCATAATTCTTTGCGTGTATGTCTTTTAGGAACTCTTTATATTGTTTTTTGTCTCCGTATTCTATGTGGCACTTCCTACACAATCCCATTAGGTTTTCTATTACATCTGCCTTTTTGTTGCCACCCATACCCCTTGCCTCAATATGATGCACGTCTACTGCTTGTGAGCCACACACTTCACAGGGAACAAAGTCCGTTGTTTTATACCCCATTCCCTGCAAATATATCTGCGTGTGTTTCTGCATACTTTCCCCATTAAATTTTCCGTTGATTAATAATTAAAAAATTTAAGTATGCAAATTATTTTCCGTCTATTTCCTTTAGTTTATTAATTGCCCATTCAATCCCACTCGTACCGCCCCACGCATCAAACATTAAACCGCCACAACCTTCGCTATAAGGAACGTCTTTATGTTGTTGGTGTCTTTTAAAGGAAGCCATACGAGCAATCGTATCTCTACTAATCGGCTCACGATTTGCCAACTGTCTTGCTCTTGCTTTACCTGTTGCTTCTCCGCACGAACCCCAACCATTTTTTTCTGCCCATTCTATTGCCCTCTTTGCGTTGTTAGTAGCACTCTCAGGATAGTCGGTATAGCTTTCAGCAAATTTACCACCTGCAAGGATAGCCTTCCATACTTGCATAGCTTTTTCCTCGGTATCGTATACGCAAGACCCGTTTCCAATCCGGTATTTGCCATTAGAGGCGCACTTTATTACTGGCATAGTTTACTATAAATATACTTTCGGTCTAAATTTATCTCGTCAAAGTTATACTTCTTTTGGCAGAACTCAAACAACTTCTGTCCGCTTTCCTTTCGCATATCCGCGTCGCTTACTAAATCTCTTATATGTTTGTACCAATCCTTTTGGCTTTTAACGTAATGTACCGGCATATCTAAGTACGGATTGACATAGCTAACTATGGCAGGGTTCTTTTTAGCAGCCGTTTCTAATACCTTTAGGTTTGACTTCATAGCGTTGAACTTGTTATCTACCAATGGTATAACTGAAATATCCGAGTCCGTATAAGCACCCATATATTCCGTAACCCTTGCATAGTTATAGATCGTAGGGTTAAGCTTTAGTCCGCAAGTGAAGGCATCAATCATTTTATCCCATATAGGTTTCTCCGCATCGTTGTAACCTGCTATTACAGTTCTTATATTCATACCTTGTAACCTTTTAAATGGCTGCCTAAGTATTTCTAAATCTCGTTCGTGCGTTCCGCTACCTGACCAAAACAATCTTACCTTGTAATCTTCTGTCTTGTTATCCTGGAACTGCTCTTGTCCGTAGGGTAAAGCGTTTGGTAATATATGTACGTTTTTATTGTAAGAACTTATCTCTCCTGCTAACCTTTCGTGAGTACAGGTGCAAAGGTCTGCTATCTTTAAGTAGTCGGTAATTAGTTTAGGTATATTGTTAAGCTTATATCTTAAATACAATAAATGGCTTTCGTTTAGTTCCCAGTAATCGTCATTGTCTACTACCAACTTAAAGCCGTACTTGGTTCGCCAGGTGTCCATTTGCTTGGCATCTATCTCATTAAGCATTCTATTCATTAACACAATATCCCAACCTTGCTCTAATAACTCGTCATTAAGTACATCTGTTATAAGTGCGTACTCCTTTTCTAAGTGTACTATTGGCATCATAATTCTATGCAGTCCTACGCCTGAGTTCGCAGAAGTTATACAAAGTATTCGCATCTTATGTTCTTTTGGTTGTGGTATATGTCTTGGTATTTTTCCCATACGCTTTGCGCCCTTTGTAAACTTTCGTCCTTCATTCGTCTATATTCCGTGCCGTTACCGACATCGTGTCCTATGTGTTCCGACCTCATATCTGGAAGGTAATAATTAGTAAAGCCTGTAATAGTTGCTCGTTCCCCATAATCTCTGTCTTGCATTCCGTATGGATCGTACTCAGTATTATAGCCGCCAACTGCGTCTATAAGTTCACGGGTAATAAAGTTATCGCCAAAGGGTGTATGTGTTTTATGTACCCCGTCTACTATTGGTGGCAAATCCTCTACACAATGTATTCCTATTATGCCTGTCTTCTCTATTCGTTGTGCAAACAGAACAAACTTAGCTAACCAATCTTGTGGTAATAAAATATCATTAGCTAATAAACAAACCGCATCGTAGTACTGCGTTATCCTAAGTCCTGCATTAACTCCGGCTGCTATGCCTCTCTTTTCTTTTGATAAGTCATAACCGGCAAAAGGGTAGTTAAAAGTTTCGTGCGTGTCGCTTCCGTTATCTATTAAAAAGCAGTCCGCATTGTAACCAGAGTTAAAAAAGTTTTGGTTAATTACACGCTGCGTTAAATCGTGTCTGTTTTGTGCAAGTAATAAAATAGCTACTTTCATTATCTTATGTTTGAGCCGATTTCCCTTGCCGGTACTCCTGCATATTTAGTATTTGGTTTTGCATCTCCTTTTACAAATGCACTTGCTCCTATCATACAATTTTCTCCTACGTTTGCAAATTGATGCAGAACTGCGTTTAGTCCTATATTAGCACCTTGATCTACAATAGAATGCCCACCTATTTTTGCTCCGCAACTTATTGTTACATTATCTAAGATAGTGCAATCGTGTCCTATGTGTGCGTGTTTCATTATGAAACAATTATTGCCTATAAAGGTATCTATTTCGGTTCCTGCGTCTATTGTTACAAGTCCTGTAATAACATTGTTATCGCCTATGTAAACTTTGCCTTTTTCTTTATTCCAGAACTTCTTATGCTCTGCTTTGTCTCCGATAATACAATAAGGACCAATGTAGTTGCCATCTCCGATAATTACATTATCGCCAATGATAGCGGTGGGGTGTATAAAGTTTGCCATAGTTAAGTAGTACAAGCGCAGTCATACGCAGGGTTAATGTTATCTAAATCAAATTCCTTAAACAAATTATTTTGTGATATACTTTTAAGCGTTTCTATTGTTACTCCATTAAAGTAAGTGTATTTGCTATTGTTTTCGTCATTGATCCATTCGTCTGCAAGTTCTGGGAACTCCCTTAATATTGCTAAGATAGCGTTTTTACCTTTCATAAAACACAAAGTACAGTTTCCTAATATAGAAGGTATTTCCAAAGTGTAAGGTTTTTTGCTCCAATACTCGTTTACTATTTGCTTTGTAACCTTGCTTTCAAACAAAGGGAATTTATCGTGTACCTTCTTAAATCTTTGAGTACGTCGGCTAACTCGCATTGGTTCGTCATATCTAAAGCCTACCAAGTTTACAAATTCTCTTACCCCTATGCTTCTTAAATATCTTTTAGCCGTTTTAATTTTTAGTTCTATTGTGCAGAACCTTTTAAACTGATTAGGTAATGCTTTGTTCTTTTTTAACATTCCGTCAAAGCCACCTTCGTAACTTATTCTTGTTACTGGTATATTTTCAAACGCTTCAAAGTCATTAATGAATTTATAGGTTTTAGGGTGTTCCCTCATAGTATCGCAGAACAATACTATGTCTCCTGGCTTATATTCTTGAATAGTCATATAAGCAGAAGTTTTGCCACCGCTAAAATTAATTACTCTTTGCATTACGTTTCTTTGGTTTGGGTTGCTCTTCGTACCAAGTATATAAGCGTTTAATCATATCGAAGATACAATTACCGCACCATACTGTTAAAATAAAATCTGGACTCATATACTTGCGATAAATATGCTCGTACATTTTTAAGATGTCTAAATCGATATTACGCACATAACCATTTTGGACTGTATGCCAATTACCAATGTGTTGATCTAAAAAGTTGCGGTGTTCTATTTCCATAAGTTCCACATTATTTTTGAAAGTAAAGGTGCTAACACTCCCGGAATAAATACAAACGCAATAACATCAGTACATATTGCAGGTAGTAAATATAAAGCCAAACCTGTCCAAGCTGCTAAACAACTCGTGCAACTAAAAGGCTTAAAATCTAATTTCCACTTCCTATGAAATTGGTGTATCTCTACAAAGAATATTGCA